TTAGTCATCGTTCTGAGGCCGCCGATGACGGCGGCGCCGACGAGCCCACCGGCAAAGCCGCCGCCGAAGCTGCTGACGAGCCGCCCAAAGCTGTTGGCGCTGAGGCTGATGCGGCGGAACTGGACTTCGGTGCGTCGGCCGGCGGCGGTCACCTGGTCGAGCGCGCCGGCGGTGCCGCGCAACGCGCGGTTGGCGCCGACGATGCGATCCTCAAGTGTGCCGTATTGCTTCGACAGGCTTTCGGCGAGGGCAACATCACCCTTCTTGATGGCGGCGCTGATCTGCCGGCCGAGCTGCTTCAGCTGCTCCTGGGCGAGCTTCAGTTCCCCGCGGAACGGCGCGGCATTGGCGCCGATTGTCCAGATGAGGTTCTCACCAGCCACGGCTTGCTAAGCTCCGGTCAATTCTCGGACGGTGCGCTGGATCTGATCGGGTTCGCTGCGAGCCGCGTTCGCGCCGTCGATCAGACGCTCGGCGCGCTCGACCTTTTCGCGATCGAGGCCGAGCAGCATCCAGGCAAAGATCTGCCGCGGCGTCATCGCCCAGATCGCCTCGGCGGGATGGCCCCAGACAACTAGCTGCTCAATCGCAGCGGCGAGATGACTGCCGGCCGCATGTCGTTGACGGCCTCTTCCTCGGCCTCTGGCGCCGGCTCGGGTTGGGGCTCGGCCAGCGCGATCGAAGGGCGGAAGGTGAGCTTGACGATTTCGCCGGCCAACCCGAGCACGACGCTGGCCGGCAATTTCGCCGCCTGCCGCTCGTATTCGCTGTCGTTGTGGTGCCCCAAGCCGGCCGCGATAAGCGCAGGCAGCGCCTCGCTGGCTCGGAACATGCCGTCATTGCCTTCGATGACGCCGAGAAACGAAGGGTATTTCTTGGCGATGTCGGCAAGCTCGGCAAGCGCAACGCCGGTGATCTCGAACGGCAACGACTGCCCGTCATGGGACTCGATTGTCACCGTGATCGTCGGGCGCTTCGGTACGAGATCGAGAAAGCTGAGCGGCATGTGATTACGGTCCCGCCGTGGCAAGCAGCGCCATTTGCAGGTTGGCGGCGGTGAACTCGTCCATCACCATGTGGACTTCGAGCGTCTGCTGCACGACCGGCGAGAAATCCTTTTTGCGGATGCCGCCGACGCGGTGGTTCCAGTGATCGAGGCGCTCGACGGCCGGCGTCAACTCAAAGGTGTTGACGTTGCCGACATCGCGCGGCGTGAGGTCGCCCTCACCCTTCCAGGTGATCATCCCGGTGCCGATGTAGTAGGCAGCGGTGGTTGGGCTCACCATCGCGTCGTCCGGGTGCAGCACCGTCCCGAACGAGCCGGTGGTCGGATCGGCGAGCACGTCGCCGGTCAATTCGATCTGGCCCCACTCGTCCTGGATAAAGCCGAGCGCCCCCGACGGCCCGAACTGCACCAGCGGCAAGGTGATTGTGAGCTTCGGCCCGATGTCGTTGGTGCCGGTGAACACCAGTTCACCTTCGATCTGGGACTGTAAGCCGATGTTCAGTGTGCTTGCGGCCATCTCGGTCTCTCCTCCTAAAACCTGGTGAATTCGCGCAGTGTCTCGCCGACGATCGCCTCAAGCTCGACGCGTGCCCGCGGGCGCATCGCGGCGCCTGGACCGCGCAGAAACCGGCGCGCCCTGATGTGCGGGCGTTGGCGCCGGTAGGCGGCGACCGGCCCGGTGTTCCGCCGGTAGCCCCTCACCGGAACCGGCCCGCTGCGGCGCTTTCCCGGCGCGCCGTACTCGAGCGCGCCAAACGCCGCACCGAGGCGGGACGCCTTGCCGGTCGGCAATATCCGCACGCGGCCACGCACGAAGCCCTGGCGCACATCAACGAAGCGTCGGGTCGCGGCGCGCAGCCGCCCGGTTTGAACCGGCTCGGCGGCTTTGACTTGCGACAGCAGTTGCATGGTCAGTTGGGTGATCTTGACTTCGAGCCGGTGCTTCAGTTCGTCCGGCAGCTTGTCGAGATGCAGGATCAGGCTGTTGACGTTGGAATCGACGCTGACGTTGAGGCCGCTCACGCCGCGAGATCGTCCAGGCGGAAGGCGTAGACAAATTCCAGGGTGATAGCGAGCCGGTGTTCCTTGGCCTCGGCATCGGGCGGCAGCACGACGCAGCCGTGATAGGTGATGCGGCCGGTGGTGCCCACGGCGTCGCGCAACTGGCCGTCCGCCAGCACAGCGGCGACGATGGCGCTGCGGTAGCGCGACAGCAGCACGCCGGGATCGGCGGTGCCGCCGGCGCGAATGTAGACGCTGATCCCCGGCGACAACTCCATGCGCTGAATTTCGCTGTGGCGCACCGTCTCGGGCTGGTTGAGCATCGTCTCGATGCCGTCCTGGATGATGACGGCGGGCCGTGCGTTCGACGGCACGTCGAGGGCGTTGCGCACCACTGCGGTAATGCCGCTGACAGACGCGCACAGCGCCGCCAGACGCGACAGGATGACTTCGCGCTGATCAGCCACGGCAGAGCAGGTTCACGCGGCACAGCGCGCCGCCGTAGGACAACGGCGCAATCTCGGTGATGTTGGCCGGGTTGCCGTCGATCAGAATGATGTCGTCGCGCGACGGGACGCCGAAGCTGCCGAGGCCGGTCGGGCTGAGCACCACGCGGATTTCCTGCGACTCGCCGGCCTCCAGCGACTGCGGCCCGAAGTTGCGCACCGCCGCCGGTGCTTCGACCTGTTCGGAGATCGTGTTGGCGCCGGTCACCGGATCGACCGCGGTGCGCTGCAAGGTGACCGTCTGGCCGTAGCCGGCGATCGCCGCGTCGAGGCGGGAGATGAGTGTCTGCGGCGTCACAGCGACCAACTGATCCGGTACGGGGTCAGCCACTCGCGGACCGCGCCCGGCATCCCCGTCGCGTCCGAGGTGTCGCCGCTGCTGCTGTAGACTTGGGTGATGAGGTCGGGGATCGTCTCGCTACGCACCGAGGGATCGCGCCCGACCGCGTTGTAGCGGATCGAGATCCACTCCAGGCAGGCGCCCTGCACATCGGCCGGGATCGGGTCGAAGCCGGCGGTGTAATCGACCACCAACGTCGCGGTATTCCAGGCATAAGGCGCCGCCGACCCATCGAGCCGGTAGAGGCTGCCGGCGTCCGGGTAGATGTCGAGGTATGCCGGGTCGAGCGCCACGCCCGCTTCGGTGACGGCGACGAGCGGCACGCCGGCAACGTCAACCGCGATCGGATATTGCCGGGTTATGAACGGCTCGCCGTAGCCGCCGTAAGCATTGCGGACCTGATCGCGATAAACCTGCTGGACGAATACGCGGTCGCAGTAATTGGCGATCGCCGCCGAGGTCGCGCTGATGTGCTGGCTGATCTGCGCGTCTTTCGAAGTGTCCGCCGGATCGATGCCAAGCAATGCCTTGGCTTGATCCAGCGTCACCAGATCGAGGCTCGTCGCCGGCGTGATGACGCGGGTGATGCGGTAGTAGTTCACCGGGCGAGCCGCGACAGCAGCGGGTAGAGATCGCAGCCGAGCGCGCTGCCGTCGCCAAAGCGCAGCGTCAGCATGCCCTCGGGATCGACTTCAAGCGCGGTCGCCACCGGCCCCGGCGGCCCGCGCTCGCCGCGCTCGCCGGGCTTGCCTGGCTTGCCGTACCCGCCCTGCGCCGCGAGCATCTGCCAACCCTCACCGGGGCACGGACCCGGACCATCGACCCGCGCCGCAAAGCTCGCGCCGTTGAGCATCACAACGTCGAGCGCGCGATACTCGGATGACGGGTTCCACGTCCCACGGATCGTGAAGCTGCGCCCTTCGCCGCCCGGCGAGCCGGGCGGCCCAGGAAGCCCCTGGATGCCCGGTTCGCCGGGTGGGCCTGTGATAGCCTCGCCCGGCTCTCCACGCTCGCCCGGTGGCCCTGGCGGGCCGATTTCGCCGTCCTTGAGTTCGGCGAGGCGCGCCGCGACCAGCCGCTCGACCCGCAACTCGGCCTCGGCCCACGCCGCCCGCATGTCTGACGCGAGCGCCGCCATCGTCAGCTTCAAGTCCCGTTCGATACGGGCCGCGTCCGCCGCCAGTTCGGCGGCAAGCGCCTCAAGCGGCCCGGCGGCGTTCGGCACGGTAGGCAAGGACTGCCCGTTCTGATGCGTGTTCATCGGTCTTTTGCGCTGCGTCGGCGGGGGGTTGTGGCGTATCCGGCGGCGGCAATGCCGCCTGCGGCGTCGGCGGCTGCATGTCGCTGCCATAGCTCAGCGGGACGACCTGCTGCTGCACCCGCGGTTCAGATCCATGACCGCCCGGTACCGCCGGCAGGTCTTCGGATGCGCGTGCCTCGTCGGGACTGTAGATGCCGGAAATGACACCGCGCGCCAGCGCCTCGATGCGCTCGCGATAAGCCGAGCGCAGCAGCGCCCGGGTATCGAGTTCGAGATATTCGTCCGGCACGCCGCGAAGCTGGAAGAGTTGCCCGAAGGCTTCCTCGATGTGGTTCAGGGTAAAGCCCAGCCCGGTGCCGATCCACGACTGCATCAATAACTCGGTGTTGGCGTAGGTTGTGCCGCCGATGCCGAGGATTTGCAGCGGTATCCGCATCGCCAGCGCGATGTTCTGATCGCTCATCTTGAGCATTTCGGCGAGTTGCGCGTCGACCGCGCTTGTCGCGATCGGCTGCGCCTTAAGCCCGTGCGTCAGGATCGGCGTGCGCCCGGCATTCTCGCCCTGTGTCTGGTGATCCCACCATTGGCGCAGTTCCTGCGCCTGCTCGCGTTTCAGCGGCAGATCGGCAGTCAGCAGAAAGCTCGGCCGCGCCTGGTTCAGATAGAACGCGATCTGTTGGTTGAGCGCCGCATCCGACATTGCCAGATCCAGCGCCGCCGCCATGATCGGACTCGCGCCCTTGAGCGGATGCCGCGGCGTATGCAGCCGAATGTGCAGCACGTCGCGGGCCGGCACGGGATAGGATAAATCCAGCCGTTGCTCGATGATCTCGTTGCCCTGTAGCGAATAGAAGATGCTGCCATCCTCGGCCACCGTCGCCGAGCCTTCGCGCATCAGGTGCAGTTCAATGATCTCGGCACGTGCGTTGCGCACCGCGAGTGCAAACGTCTCGCCGCGCTCATACAGCCGCCGCGTCAGGTTCAGCAAAAAATCGCTGATGCTCTGGTAATCGTTCGGCCGCCGCATGATGCGCGACAGCGCCGAATTCGTCACCCGCTCGCGCCCGCCATTGGACAGGCTGCGCCAGTGGTCGCCGGGGCACATCGGCACCGTCTGGCTATAGGCGCTGATGCACGCCTCCAGCATGGCGCTGCGCCCCGTGTAGGGTTGGAGGTTGTGACCCGACTGCCACCAGTTGAGGTAGCGTCCGGCGCTGGCGCTGAGCCAACCGCCGGACAGCATGTAGGGGCCGGGCCGGTATTGTCCCTCAACTGCCCGCGCCTTCCAGGGAATGACGCGGGCGAGCCAAGCCGTGTTCATCAGCGGGTCGTGTAGCCGCTGCCGGTTTGCGGATTCATCGCCCGCTGGCGTTGCTCCAGTTGCTCAAGTTCGCGCTTGTGCCTCGCTTCGAGCGCGTCGCGCTCGCGCTTTTGCACTTCTGCAGGAGTTTCAGGCGGCGACGCTTTGGTCGGATCGTAAGTTCCCTCGGCCATCTGGTCGAGTTCCGCCTGCGTCGGGGTTGCCGGTGGTGGGGTCGGCTCGCTCAGCGGCTCAACGCCCTGTCGCGATGCGTGGTGCTGACGCGGTTGCGCCGGCTGCTCAGGCGCCGGGTGTTGCTCGTTGCGGCTTTGCATTTACTTTCTCCTCATGGCACTTCGATGGCGATCGCAAAATCGCGTTTATCCCATTGGATCACCGGGAAAGAGCGCGTCCCCGACCGCACTTTTAGAAACGCGACGGCGCGCAGGTAGTCCGACAGCGGCGCCACGACGACGGCGCTGCCGGGTACCACCGGAATGACAATTTCCTTGCCGTCCATCCCGACCAGGTCGTTGTAGCCCTGCCCGTCCGACGAGATTTGGAATGACAGGTTTCCGCCGCTCCAGGCCGCCGGCATCGTCAACCGGACAATCGCCCCGGCGGTGCAGTCCAGACCGTCCGAGAGCGATTGTCCGGGCTGAATGACCGGCCCGTTCAGTACTTGGAGCGGCATCTACCAGGTCACTCCCGACATCCACTGCACCATCCCGGTGCGGCGCATCGCCCAAGTCGTCGGCAAGATGAGCCGCAATGCGAGTTGGTTGGTCTGGTACATGCTCTCGACCGGAGCGGCGACGACATTCGGGGTACCTGGTGTCGAGATATTGGCCGGCGCCGTGTCCTCGATATGCAAGGTCGCCTCCTCGCTGACCATGAACTCGGGCGTTCCCATGACGCTGACGAAATCGGCGGCATCGATCATGTAAACCGTGCCGGCCGGCACCACCGTCGACTCGATGATGGTGAGTCGATTGGTGAACTGCTCGGTCCAGTTAAACCCGGTATTGCCCGGCCCCGGCGTCATCATCAACCCGAGTGCCTGCGCCGGGTTGATCAGCATCACCAGCCGCTCGCCGGCATTGACGTTGTAGAAGGGCGCCGTCAGCAGCTTGAGATCGCCGAGGATCGCGGCATAGCCGCCGCCGGCCGTAGGGGTGAGAGCCGCCACGCCGTTGATCAGACCCGCTGGCCTGGTGCTGCCGCTGCCGCCGCCGGCAACGTTGTCGATCAGGAGCGTGTCGAGCATCAGCCCGGTCTTGCGGATGATCGCGTCGCGCACCAGCCCTTCCAGGCTTGGGTTGCTGTAGGCGGCGATCTCTCGGCTGTAGCGGGTTATGACGCCGACCTTGT